CAAGTGATTTCAACTATATTGTTGATAGAAGTCATGTCATTAATAACTTTAGTGTAGAGATTAGATTACCTAACGGTAAACTGGCTAATTTAGAGGATAATAGTAGTGTCATATTCAAAATTACAAGACAAGTGCCTGCTATCTTACCAATACCTGAGGCACCCAAGCCTCCTACCAAAAAGGAAATGACAAAAGAAGAAAGAGAAACTGAAGAATATTATAAGTCATTAATCGGATAAAAGGGGTATATATATAAATTAACGTTTTTATATAAACCTCTTAAAAATAATCAGAATATGGATTTGAATTCTGGTTATGATTGGTAAGCAAACTTGGCGTTGGCGTTTTGGCTTTTGGTTTGGGTTGAGTAACGGCTTTTTTTGGCGGTGGCTTAGGGGCTTCAGCCTTTTGTTTATTAGCCATATATTCTTTGGCCTTCTCCATCTCTCTTTTACGCCAGTTTGATTTTATGGCTTTATATTTCTCCATGTAATTCATAAAATCGTAAAAGCCATCTTTTTGCATCATTTGAGGTGGTTCAGGAATATCTTGAACCTTAGTTGATTTAGGAACAGGTGTAGCATTAGCAGGAATTTTCGGTGCTGATGCTGCTTCTTTTTCGGCTTTAGCCTTTGCTCTATTTTCAGCACGCTTTTCTCTCATTTTGGCCAGATTCTCTAACTGGGCTTTAGATGGAGGTCGCTTTTTCTTAGGAGGCGGAGCAGGAGTAGTATCTTTAAATATTTGTTCTTGAGGCACTATATCTTCAGGCTCATTAACCATTACTTCAATTTTAGGAGGTTCTTCTGGTTCATTGTTGACTACTTCAGGTTCATTATCCACTTTGGGTAAATTACAATTATCCATTTATAATATATGTAGATTTTATTTCTTTCTATATCTCGCAAATGTTCTCGCTAAAACAGCCTGTTTAAGAAGCCTCCTTTGGGCTTCTGTTTTTGTTTTTCCTTTGAGTCTTTTAATAGTTGCGTTAGCAAAAGCCCCAGTTGACATACCGGCTCTCTTTGCTTTGGCAGAAAACGCCCCTGGACGTTTGACGGCTTTGTCCATGAATTCATCTTTCATTATAATATATACATATATATAAATGTCAGAACCAGCAAATAAAGCGTTATATGAAAGAGTGAAAGCACGTGTATATAAGAGAATACCTAAACACAGTGCTTACAGGTCCGGAATCGTGGTAAAAGAATATAAAGCAGCAGGTGGAACTTACAAAGGAACTAAGCCTACAAAAACAGGCCTCTCAAGGTGGTTCAAAGAGAATTGGCGTAACCAACGAGGAGGTGTTGGTTACAAAAAGAAGGGGGACATTTATAGACCAACAAAACGTGTAACTTCAAAAACTCCAGCAACACAATCCGAGTTAGGTAAGAAGAAGATAGCCAAAGCAATGCGTGAAAAGAAAGCAACAGGAAGAGTAAAAAAGTTTGATAAATAATAAAAATTTGATTATAAATTTTAAAATCAAATTTTAAATTACAAATGCCGTATAAAGATAAACAAAAACAAAAAGAATGGGAAAAGAAATGGGTAAGAAGTGAACCAGGTTTAAAATGTAAAAGAATTAGCAGATGGAAAAATGATTTAAAAATGAAAGCAGATGATTTTAATGATATATATAGTATTTATCATGTTACTGAATGTTGTAATAATTGTGAGAAAGTTTTTATAAATAGTTATGATAAACATTTGGACCACGACCATGCTACAGGTGAAATAAGAGGAGTATTATGCCGTAGTTGTAATATGCGAGACGTTTATTCTTCTTCGTCTTCTAAATCATCATCTGAGTCGGATGTTGGCTGAACGCCCTTCATTGGTTCTAATGGTTTTCGTCCGTCCCAGACCATCCTTTCAAATGATTGGTAAGCAGTTGGCGGGTTTTCAGTGTGGTCGATATGGACAAAAGCAAATGGAGTTTTCCAAACATGTTTACAAATTCGTTTAAAATTATTATCACCACCGAACGAGTTTCCTAACTCTTCTGTTATTTTTAACATTTCTCTTGCGTTACTATTTTTGCCTAAAATACTGAATGTCATGTTTGTTCTAACCAGTGGATGAACTTCCTTAAACACCTGTGATGAAAATAGGAGTAATGCTATTCCATAATGCCTATAACGTGAAGCCAGTTTATATACCAATGAGTTTCTTGGTATACCGACGAAATCATCTAATATAATGGCTATGATAGGTCTATCTTTTTTATTTTTATATGATAATTGCTGGTCAATAATTGCTTGTATGATTCTATCACTATATGAACCATATACAGTTCCTGGAAATGATTCCTTTAAAAATCGGCTGGTATTATCATTCATGATTGTATTACTGATGATATGGACTTGGTCAAAACAGTCTCTGTAAAAGTTATGATTTAGTAATAGATTAGTAATGATGGTGGATTTTCCGGACTTTACAGGTGCTACCATTAATCCGAGGGCACCAGTTGATATATCAGGTAAGTTTGGATGAATCTCTTTTCCTATATCCATACGGTCAGGGTCTGGAATAACCTCTTTGATACTTAAATCGCCATTTGGTATTGAATTCATAGTTAATATATAACAATAAAATATTTATGGTTATTTATTTATTTATTCAGTTACGGATACAACACCAGATTTAAGGACAAATTGGCGTTCTACTTTAGACCAGATTAATGTTTGACGAGCCTGATTGTTTTCATCGCCGAGTCCTCTATATATAGTTCTTTGGAGTGAAACTGGTTTTTGACCAATTTGTGTGCCTGAGCCTACAAGTGGATTAGTTACTAAATCTACACCACACCAATGTTGATGTCCACCCATAGCAACTTGGGTAACATCAACACCTTCAATAAATTGTGCTCCACTAAAAGATGGTAATGTGATTTGCTTTGTTACAGTAGAATGGTCTACATTTTGGTCAAGTGAATATTCACAAGAAGCAACTTGTATTTCAACACCTTCGACTTGGGCAAGATAGTTATTCTTTTGTGCTTCATTAACAACAGGTCTATTGAATAAAAGCCTATCATTAATACGGAAGTTAAATTCATCAGGTTGACAATAGGCATCTGCTCGGTATTGACCTAATAGCACTTCTCTACCATCATTAGGTGCAAGGACTCTATCTGCCCACATTATATTTTTGACAACTCTTGAAGATAAACCAATTTCTGTATTAAGGTCAGTTCTAATTGGACCTGCTCCAGCACCGGGGTGAGCAATAGCAGTTGTTGCGGCAGTTGTGGTAATAATGTCATTGTAAGGCATTTGTAAGCCATCTTCACTCATTACTTGAGCAGCCATTTCACTCATACGGTCGTCGCTGTAAGTTAAGTAATCAGCAAGGAATTTAACTTGAGTAGTAGCAATTTCTACTTTACCAGCCATAGGAGTTAATGGATTATCCCTGCTTGTTACGTAAGTTTCTCCAAATACACTACCATCAGCCCACTGAATTTCGATAGATACAGGTTCTTGTATGAGGTAAAGAGGGAGTTGAACGCTTCTCATCATAGGGAATAACTGACTGAGTTTAATAGCAAATACAGCAGTTGTATTTTCTCCTTGTGCTTTACGAGAGTAAAGGTTGGCTTTAGGGACAACAGCAGTTGTTGTTGGTTCGCCATTAGCATTGGGCTGGCGACCCCAACCAAGATTCATAGGTTGGAGAGAACCATCTTCAAGATTACTTGGTTCAAGGCCATCAATACAGCCTGATAAAACTCCATCTTTACGGACACGTTCTTCTACGGCTTTAAACTGACGCATCATGGTTTCATAGTGACCATATTCGTCAGTGGTAGCAATAGCAGTTGCTCCAATTCTTAATGTTGCGGTTTTAATAAGAGCATGACCTCCAGTTCTGATTGGAGGATAGGCAAGACGAGGACCATCACCTGGATCTGGGGCATAAACAGCACTAACTTGAACAGCAGAATTAATATCTAAAATTCCTCTGCGTTCTAAAGTAAAACGGCATACATTTTGATTACATACAACAGGCTCTAATATAGAGGTATGAATTGTCATAGTATCAACAGTCGCCATAGGCTTGACTTTCAATATGTCAGGAAGACTCATTTATATATATATTCTATATTATTTTTCATAGAATAATATTTTTTTTAAAATTAAAGTAAGACGCTCTTGTAATCTGAGATTTCAAATATAAGTGAAACTTTTTTAAGACATAACACGGATTCCCTCAGGAGAATACATTAGTGTATTTTCAGCAAGGACGTAAGTGTATAAACTGTTGGGATGGTTACCATCAAGTTCGGAGGTTACTCTTACTGAGTATGGTTGTCTACTGTAATCAACACCATGTTTGAATTGGTCTTGGCGGATACCAAGTCCGAATACAGGGAAAGTATTATTGGTTAATGTAGTTGGCCAGCGGTCTTGGTATCTACCATATACGGAATCATTAATGTGACCATCAGGGTCTTTAACAGTGCTGTTTACACGTGTAGCCGTTGCGTCTTCAGTCTGTAAACTGGTAAGAGTGTTATCAATGAGATTAATATCTCTGATAGCATTGAGATATGTAGCAAGAGTTTCAGAATCAACTCCAGATTCGCCATTACTTCCAGCATTAGGCTGTTTCTCGTCTATTCTGTTTTCACGTGGGAAAAGAACACCTGCCTTAGCATAAGCAATTTCTTTAATATCAGCATCTGCTGCTCCATTGTTAAATTTATACAATTGATTGGAGAATTCTTGTGAGTTGTTAATAAATGTAGTAGGTATCATATTGTGAATTACTGATTGAACTCTTGAAGCACCAAGGTTAAGAGTTACGGTTTGGTCTGAAGCATTAACTACACTGTATAAGTTACTGTAAGCATTGTATGTAAGAGCACCTTGAGAAGCATTGTTCATCATTTGAGCACCTTCTTCATCTGGGACAAGTAAATCATAAGTTAATGAAAGGTTTTTAAGTTTGTAACTGTAGGCAGCAATGGAGTTAGATGCAGCAGTTCCTGATGTAGGAGATTCGTCATCAGGTTCGGCAGTATCTGCGGAAAAGATAAATGGTTCTAATACTGAAGAATCAGGGGCACATTCCATTTGAAGTATCATACCACGAGTGCCGTTTTGACCTAATGGTATAAGACCAGTTCCTGAAAGTAAACCACATCTAATAGGTATGCTGAAAGAACGTTGAGTATTGAGGGAGCATGCTTGGACAATGGAACGTGAATTTACTAATTGTGAGCAGGAACTTCCATTAGTTAAGTCAGTGGCACCGTGAGTGCCTGAGATAAGTGAACTGAGAAGACGAGGATATTGTTTAACCATTTCTAAAGTTTGGTTGTCTAATGTTGAAAGAGTAACTTGATGAATTGCTGAAGCGACACCAACAACTCTATCAAATGATACATTTCTTCTTCCAGCACCATTATTGCCACCTACACCGTCATTATTATTAGGTAATTGATTAGCAATGTCTGTATTAATTTCTATTTCACCAGTAAGTCTTAATGATTTACCTACTAAATATTTGTCACTCTGAGCAACTAAAAATTGAATGATTGGGTAACCATTCTTAAATGAATATTCACCATCTGGTGGGGCGTTAATCGGGTCTAATTGAACCTTCTCTGTAGCGATGATATTGGCTGACATCTATTCTATATATATTAGTAATATATAAATTTTTTTACTGTAAATTATATAATTTAAAAGACTTAAAATATATAATTGTTATCAAGAATCATAAATTTAAAGTAAGACGCTTGAGTAATCTGAGATTTTAAATTTCACTGAAAAGTTTTTAGCGAATGACAACAACGCCGTCGGCTTGGATTACCATTCTATTAAGATGAACAACATTGTTATTAAGTAAGACAGTTTCACCAGGTGTATTGGGGTAATTTACACGAAGCATTGTGGTTTTACCTTGAAGGTCGTGAACTTGTCCATATCTGGATAATGCTCTGCCGAATAATAGACGGTCTTCTGTGTTCCACAAGTTACGGACAGCACATTTAGCATTTTCAACTGCTTTTTCATTCTCCATAATGTGTAACACAGGATGTTTATTATGCTCATATTTTGTAATATCAATTGGACGGTCTGGTATAAGATTTCCATTCATTACCCACTGATAGTTCTTTTGGTCTTCATAGCGAGCAACTAATGAACTCTGTATTAAACTTGTTTGACTGTTTTGTGTTAATGGAACAGATAATATACTGTATGCTCTGCTCTGGTTAGCAGGTATGAGATTTGATGTAAGACCTTGAGCATTTACTATATTACCTCTATAAAGTGTGGTCGTGCAATAATCCATTTCAACACCTTTACCATTTACTTGTTTTAACATATTGTCAACATAGCCAGCAGGTGGTTCGACTTGTAATACCTGAATTTCGACATCACTAATTTCAATATCACAAGCAGGTAATGTTTCAATACCACCAGCATCACGAGCAGATTGAGTGTTTGTTAATATAACTTCATTAACTCTGTTTTCTGCTAAGAAGAATACACAAGAGTCACCGTTATTACCTCCAGCATCACAACCAACGTAACCGTTAGTTACAGCACCACCTGTATTTAAATCATCACCATTAGGTCTGTTGGATTGGTAGGTAACTTTAAGTCTTGAAACACCTTGTTGGTCGGTTTCTTCATCAAACTGAACTACTTTACCTAAGCATCTGGGGAAAGTGCCATCAAACTTACAGATATATACTAAATCATTAATAGCCAAATTGTTCTCAACTTTAGTATTTATAGTTGCGTGTTTTTCTAATTGTGGTATTGCTCCAGCAGTGCGGTCAGCCGTAGTAGCAATTTGAATGTCAAATACACCGTCATTACCTTGAGCACCAGTGTCGACTGTATCGTCGTCATTACCATCTGCTTTAGTAGTGTATGTTAAATAAAATCTCTCGGGTAAAACGCCACCCTCTAATTCTCCATAATCTGAAGCAGAGTTACCTCCTGCTGGGCCATTGTAATCTTTGGCTTCACCAGCAGCAAGGTTAGATGATAAAACCATTGAACGGTCAAAATCTTCAAGGTTCATTACAACACGTAAACCGGATGTAGCCGTGAGAGGGAATACATTTTTGGCTTTTGTCCCTATAACACCAGAGCAGGGAATAGGAGCGGTAATTTTTAATTGAGTTGCTTCAGGATTTTCAGCAATGGCTTGTGCGGTCCAATCATCTGGTGGATTATACCATAACTGATTGTCTTGGTCAGCATTTACACTCATGCCTTCAAATAATTCACGTTTAGCGTTAATGCTGTCATTTTGTGAAAAACCCCACTCTTGGGCAGTTTGAACATTAACATCAGCAAGCATTTCTAATTCTGTGCGACCAGTGCCGTCACTTACACGAATATCTCTAATACAAGACCAAATACCTGCTGTGCCGTCAGGGTGAATCATACCACGAGGGTTAGTTCCATCAGCGGTTATCATTTTGGCTTTACAGTTTAATCTGAGATGCTGGGGGTCAATAAATCCTATATAGGAAGGTATATGAAAACGAATTTGATTTACTCCTTTTGTTGAGTATTCTGTTTGAACCTCTGGTTTGACAGTGACTGTCTTACTTGGGACAAACGTTTTATTTGGGTCTGCGTTAAACATTTATATATATAATGAACATATAAATTTTTTTCTTTAAAAAATAAAATAAATTTGATTAAGACGCTTGAGTAATCTTAAATTTGAGATTTGAGATAATATTTTTTAGAATGCTGAATTTTGAGCGGGAAGCGATGTTACAGAATCAATGCCTGCTGCGGCAAATCCACCTCTTGTAAGAGAGTCTGAAATACCTGTCGCATGACCAACAATAGGTTTAGGTGGTGGAACAGAACCAGCAGCAGATTCATCTCCACTGCTATGATGAAATAAACCATATATACCATATCCTACACTGGCCAATGCTGCAGCAGGGATAATGACTTCACTGAAAATACCACCTGTTGCTTCTTCGGCTCCAGCAGTGGCCGCAGCAATGCCTTCTTCACCTGCTTCTATACCTTCTGCTGCTTCACCTGCTTCACCTGCTTCATCTACTGCTTCACCTGCTTCATCGACACCTTCGGCCTCCTCAGTGGCTTCTTGACCTTCTTGAGCAGTTTCAGCACCCTCTGTTGCTCCCCTTTCTAAAAAGCCTCCGCTTGATTGTGCTAAATTCAAACTTGAAGGTAATCCACGGGCAGCAGCACCTGCTGTTTCTGCTCCCTCTTCGGCTGCTTGACTTGCTCTTCCAGCAAGATTTGTCATCTCAATACTTTGGCCGGCAGCACGAGTGGCACCTCCGACCTCTTCGGCTTCTTCTGCTCCTTCTCCCACTTCCTCCGCTGCTTCACCTGCTTCACCGCCTTCGGTGGCCTCTGAACCTGTTCCTGTTACTGAAGCAGGGGCTGTAGTATCAGCAGATGCCCTGGCGGCAATTCTGTTGGATATAGCACCATAGGCTTTCATACCAGCCTTTGCTATTATAGGTGCCGCTAATGTAGATGTTTCTATTAAATTTCCTAATTTTTCCTGTCTTTCTTGGTCAAGTCCTAACGCTTCGGCTTGTTTGGCTAAAGCACTTTGAAACTTGGACTGGGCACCCTGAACGGCGGCATTATAATCTTTAAAAAAAGAATCCCGCTTGGATGCGATATAGGAATTAACTTCATCTTTCCCAGTATTAAAAGCCATCAAGGCATTGTTATAGTCTTCTAATCCTCGACTCATCTATATATATACGAGTTATTTTTTTTTGCTCTTACCTTTTCTTAATACAAATACATCCTTTTCCTTGAGTTGTGGTTTTTCGGCCAATTTATACCGTGCTTCAACCTTGTTATGAAATTCGGTCAAATTTAAGGGCTGTTCTTTATAATCTTTAGGTTCATCCATAATATAAATTATTAATAGATTTTATTTATCTTTATATAATATATAATGAGTTTTATCCACTTATCAACAGTTCAGCCAACAGATGGACAAGAAGAAGTGACAGCAAGACAACCAGCACTTGTGAAGAATGACTTTAGAAATGGAATACTGATACAAAAAGGTGAAACCTTAGAACTTGTAGGTCTTAGACTCGCATTTACAAATATTGAAATTACAAAAGGCGTAAATGACTTATTTTTCTATCAAGTCGGCGATGCCCCTAACTTTTGCCAGTTAAAATGCACAATACCACCGGGTGTATATAATGAAACCCAATTAGGAACAGCGGTTCAAAGAGCCATGGAATTGGCTATGAATTTACCAAGTTATAATGATATAGAAACTCCTACAGGAGATTTTGGTAATAATGGTGTATCTGTAACCTACGTTGCCGCAACAGCAACAGACCCAGCAAAATATGTAATTACATTAAATCAAATGGAAAACAATGAGGTAGGTGACCATACATTAAATGAAATGGGTGCTGCTCAAGGAGCCGATGTAACAGATGTTACATTTTGCCCAAGGTCAGGTATAGATGATGAATCTTTAATTGGAAATATAAATGGTGGTTATTTAGCACAATCAGGACCAGGTAATCCTGAGAATGATGCGTCATTATTATCACATTCAACTGTAACATCACAAGCACATGGAATGACTGGAACAACGGAAATATTCCCTCCTAATTTTAGTGATGTATTAGCCTCTAACTTTGGGAGAGATAATAATGAAAATATGTTAGCCACTCAATGTATTATTCAATCAGGTGCTCCTGTGGAAGGAGCAACAGACCAAATATTTGATGAGGAGATTCAAACAGTTGAAGAACCAGAATTAATAGAAAGTGTAATTGATGTTGGAGGTAGGGTATGTGCCGGTATAGCACCAGCACAAGGTTTTTTATTAACCTCTTTAACAACTGCTATCAGTGGTGTTAGCATGACACTATTTATTGATGAGATAGGTTCAGATGTGACAGGAACTGTAACAATAGAAAACGGTGATGCTACAAGTAATTATTGGAATTTTAGATATGATATAACACAAAATGGACCAATTGATGCTTTAGATGGGTCAGGTAGAACAGGTATAACCCGTTTATATGGAGCCTTTTCTGAAAATTTGGAAACCTATGGCTATGGTGTAATAGAAGCAGGAGGTTTGTACTGGGGCGTAGGAACAGGAGCAGATGGAACAGGAGGGCCACCA